AAGGGGGGCGGACGATGCGGTTGGCGCGGTGACATCGCCGCCGCCGTTGATTGCTNCCNCCGCCGCCGCAATCGCGGTCAGTGTGGTCTGCACATCGACGCCGCCTTGATTGACAACGACGATATCGGAACCGGACAACGCGCCAGCCGCCGGCAGGGCGACTGTGGTCACGCCGTCAGCGAGCGTCAGGAATGCCGATATTTGCGCTGCCGACACCGTGCAGAAGAAGTCCGCACCTGCCGGAAGGCTAACCAGCGCGCCGCCGCTGGAGCTGGAAGTGGGCGCACGCGATACGGTGTTCGCTGCGGTGATCGTGCCGACGCCAATTTCCCACAGGTTGCCCGACGAGGCACCGTAGATGAACGTCGTGCCGATTGCGCCGATTGCGCTGATGGGCTGATAGCCACCTGCTGGCGGCGTGCCGGACAGCGTGAAAGCGTCGGTCCCGGTCGAGGTCGTTACATCTTTGACGCGGTCGGTAAAAATCATCGTTTATCCCTAATGCTCTGTTCGTAGGTGCGCAAGGCGGCAAGCAATGTGAGCAAGTCGTCCAGCAGTCGATATATGCTGGATACAGCAGCGCGCCGCGTCATCCCTTCGCGCCGGAATACGCGATAGGTATTGATGACGGGCCACATTGGCGCTACAGCCCTTCGCCGCTGGTGAAATACAGGTTGGTGGTTCCGGTCGCCGTTAATGCCGCGACGAAGCCATACGCGCCCTTGGTGAACACTTCGGTTGCGCCCGAACGTATCGGCATACGCGATGTGGTCGAGGCCACGGTGACATCGCCAAACGCGATGAACGCGGTGTTCGCGCCATCGTTGACAACGCGGACGTTGGAACTGTACTGGTCGATAGCCACGCGTGCGGTGGTCGTAGTGACTGCCAGCGTGGCGGTATCGGCCCCGTTCGGCATGAATGTTTTGATGGTCATGGGTATCCTTGATGCGTGAAGAAAAGCAGCCCCGAAGGGCCGCTATCCGTTTGAACCAGATCAGTTCACATCAAGTACCGCGCCGTTAGCCTTCGGGTTGACCGCTTCCAGCGCGTATTCGACTACGATCTGCTTGCGGTCGGCGTCGCCGGTCTTGGCGAGGTCGGTCACGGCCCATGGGCGCAGCATCGACAGCTTCCACTTGTCCGCTTGCAGGACAAAGATGTCGCGCGAACGCTGTTGCAGATTGATGACGGTCTTCAGCGTGCCGAAGTCGCCCACGTACACATCGATGGATGCGACCAGCTTCTGATCGACTGCATCCTTCTGGCGCGTGGCGTTACCGGTGAAGGTCGAGAAGGTCTGTTTCTGCGTCGCGCCCATCATCAGCACGGTAGGACGACCGCCTGCCGAATAGGTCTTTTGCAGCGTGTCCTTCAGCAGCGTTTCGGTGAAGTTGCGCAGCGTGCCGTCGGTCTGCGCCACGTTGGCGACGTAGTCCGGTGCGACATACGAAGCGCCGGACGACACGTTCGCGCCGACCATCCAGCCGACCAGACCGCGAGTCTGACGCGGCGCGGTAGCGGTGACGTTGTTGCGGGTCAGCGCGTATTCGATGTCGAGCTTCAGTTCAGCCGATTTCAGGGCCATCTGGTAGCCCATCTCCGACTTGCGACCAGCCGAATCGACGGCTTCCTGGGTGCCCGACACGCTGGCGACTTCCTTGGAAATCTGCGTGCGGTTGCCCAAGCGGACGGTCGGCGTCACAGCGGTCGCGGTCGAATCGTCGCCCTCAGCCTGCGCATTGGCAGCGCCAGCGCGCAGAGCTTGGGTTTGCCATTCGTGCAGCGTGTTCGTCGCTTTGCCCTTGGCGATCATCGAGTAAAACGGCGTCTCGAAAGGCGTGATGCGGTCGATCCAGTCCGCGAGGTCTTCGCGGTTGCCGATGGCAGAGGTGGAAACGTAGGTATTGGTTGGTGCGCCCATGGTGTAGCTCCTTGGTTACTGCATGAATTGAGAGAAGATGGCTGCGGCGTCGTTGATAGAACCCGACTCCTTCAGCCGCTTCATAGCGGTAGTGCGGCCATCAGGGCGGTTCGCTTCGGCGGTGCCGGAACGTTCAACCTTGGTCGGCAGCTTCGCCACCTTGCCAACGGCGTCTTTCGCGCGTTGCATCAGGGCGTCGTACTGCATGGCCTTGTGGGCGAGGACAATCGCGCGGTGGTCGGTGAAATCGGCCTCACCCGCTGCGAATCCCTGCCCGCCGAGATATTCCTTGATCGCTGCCGCTGCCGCCTTGGCTTTTGCCGGGTCTTTGAAGTCGGGGAGCTTGGCAAGCAATTGCGCCTGCTGCTCTTCGAGGTAAGACTTTCGTGCGTCTGCCTGCTCCTGCTGCTGCTGCTGTCCGATCTGCTGCAATTCGCCTTGGGCCTTCGCCAGATTCGCCTGTCTCTCTTCAAAGATGCTTTTCTGACGCAGGTACTCCATTGGGTCGCTGTCGAGCAATTCCCGCGTGAGCAATGCGGCTTGCTCTTGCAGGTCGCCATTGATCTTGATGGCGTAGTGATTCAGCTTCTGCGCGTAGTCGTCGCGCTCCGTGCGGGCCTTGGTGGATTCCGCATCAGCCGATTTCTTGGCCTCTGCCGCCTCCATCGTCTTGCGCGTGTAATCCGCCTGGCGCAGGCCGTTCTTGTAGTGCTCGGCCATTTCCGCCTTGGTCAGTTCGACGTTCTTGCCATCGACTTCGATGGTGAACTTGTCGGCTGGGGCGTCAACGTCCGTTACTTCATCCTTCGGCGCTGCGTCTTCCGCTGCCAGCCGTTCTGCCGCTGCTTCTGGCGTGTCGGTGGCAGGATCGACGGCATCCTTCTTTTCTTCATGGCTCTCACCGCCATCAAGGGAAGCGAATGCCTCCGCTGCACTGTGCATATCGAGTGGTGCGTTGTCGCTGCCTTCCATTTACTGCCTCCTATTTGGATTCCTCGCGGAGTGTCCAAAACTTAGCCAGCGGGATCGCCGGCCAATCCTTACCAGCCGACCGCTTGTTTTGCGCGATCCGCCAATGTCTGCTTGTGCTTCAACTCGGCCCGCGCCAACTGCCCATCTTCGAGCGACGCGCGCAGCACGGCTTCAAGCTTCTGCGCCATCTTCAGCATCATGTGCAGCTTCTCGCGCCCCTCGGCGTCACGCGCTGGCGATGCGGCCCACAGGTCGGTGCATTCCTGCTTGATGTCCGCGAACGCCTGCGAGAAAGCCTCGTTGTCGAGGACTTGGCGCGCTTGGTCACCGTTATAGATGCGCTGCTCAGTCGTTGCCATTGCCGGCCTCCTGCGCGTCATCCTGCTTCTGTTCGGCCAGTGCGTCAGCGCGGTCAGCAGCAAGGTGCGCGGTGTCGAGCTTGACCTTGTTGGTCAGTTCAGCGATGTAGATGGCGGTGTCCGATGCCAGTTGCGCCTTCCAGCGCTCCAACTCGATGCGCGCCGACTCCTGCGCGTGCCGGTTCGTTTCCTTCATCTGTTCAAGATCTGCCTCGTACTGGATTTTCAGCGCGTGCTGCTGCGCTTCTGCCTCCTGGCGATTGCGGTCAACCTGCATCTGCATCTGTGCCTTCATCGACTCGACCTGTCCGCCGTGCTGGCGGTCGGCTTCGGCGTTCTGCTGCTTGAATTGCAGTTCTGCGGAGTGCTTCTGCTGGTCGAGTTGCGCCTTGACGATGTTCGGATCGGGCGGTGGCGGCGGCTTCGGCGGCGCGTTCGGGTCAGGCGGCGCGTCAGGATCGTGGAAGAACTGGTCGGCGTTCTTGAAGCCAAGCGCTTCGGCCAGCTTCGACTGTGCGTTGAATACGTTCTTCGGCGTCACGGTGCCGATTTGTAGGCCCGCCAACTGCTGTTGGTGCAGCGCCATCAAGTGTTGGACCAGTTGATCCTTGTTGCCGGTGCCAAGGCCAACGTTGATCGTCAGGTCAAACTGATTGGTCCACTCGCGCGGATCGATGTTCGCCCACTCGCGGCCCAGTTTGACCGTATCGGCCTTGTTCTGGTACTGCGTGACGAGTCGCAGCATCTTCTTAAACAGCGTCGTGAAGCCGGTTTCCGCCATCGTGCGGCTGATAATCTCGACACGCGAATCAGCGCGGTTCGTGACCACGTTGACCTGAGTCGCGGTCTGGTCCAACTGCATGCCGTTGCCGCCCTGTGACTGGCGCGTCCATCCGGTCGATTCTTCGGCGTCAAGTTCGGTCGCTTCCATCATCGACATCGCGCCGGCCATATCGCCCATGCCCTGCTCAAGCCGCGCGACTGCCCCGGCCTGCTTGATGCGCACCACGCCGCCTGGGACGTTGTTGAGCATGTCGTCCAAGTTCACCTGACCATCGATGACCGTGTTGCGGCCATTGACTTGCAAATAGATGTTGTCGAGGACGGAGCGCTTCAGGCTGGTCTTGAGGCGCTGGTGCTCAAGCGCGAGGTCGGCAGGGCACAGGCCGAACAGCATGTGCGGCATCGGGATCGACGGCAGCGCGACGAACGGGTGATCGTCCACTTCAACCGCTGCGTCTTCGCCCTTGCGGGTCAACATGCGGTCGCCAGCGCGTACGATCTTGTACCATGAGGCCAAGCCGTTGCCGTTCACATCGGCGTGGACGTAGCATTCGGTGATCCACACCTCGCGGTTGCCGGGATCGACTTCGGCCCCGCTTGGGCGGTTGATGCCATTCAGTTCGTTCAGCCAGTTGCTTTGCGCGGCCTCGCTGGTCGTGTCAAGGCTGTCGTCAGACGGCAGGTCATCGACGTTCAGGTAGCCAGATGCGCGCAAGGCGGAAATCGTCCGCTTGATGCGCCGGCCCTTGAACGTCTTGTCATCGATATCCTTGCAGCGCGTCGAGATCAGCATTTCGTGCGGCGGAATGTTCTCGATGCACAGCTTGCCACCAGACTTCACTCGCTTGACGGTGATGTCGTACAGCATTGGCACAGGCTGCGCCTTGAATGCCTCGTACTGCTGCTGCGCCTGCGCTACCTGCGTCAAGCCCTGAATGGCCGCGATGTGGTCAGGCTGGGCGCTGGCCTGCGCGTGCATCTGCTGAAGCTGCGCTTCCATCTGCTCGATGGCCTTGGCCTTCTGCTTTTCCGCTTCGGGATCGGGATAGGAGCGCTGTTCGGTTGGCGTGATTTCGTCGTCGTCCAGCAACAAGGCAAGCTGCACATCAGTCTGACCGCGATACTCTTCGGTCGATTCGATGTCGCTGTCGTCCCACCAGACCTGAATGAAGCCAACCTTTTTCAGCAGCGAATCACGAATCCACGACGAAATGATCGTGTAGCCGGGATTCTTCTTGCGCAGCAGGTAGTTCAGGTAATCGGTAGCCTGCTTGGCCTTGTCCTCGTCATCTTCGGTCGTCGCGGCGAACTCAACCACGTTATCCGTGCCGCAGAACGTCTTGATGAGCGGCGCTTCCATGCCCAGCACGGTATTGCGCACAGTGGTGTCAACGACAGACGAGCGTCCGTCAATCTCAGGGGGAGCGAGATCACCAATTGCCATTCCGAGGAAATAGGCTTCGTTCTTGGAACGGGCCATGGACAAGCGCCCACCCGTGCCGCAGTAGCCGGTGGCGTCCTGCATTTCGGCATCGGTGAGAGTCTTTAACTGCTCGTCGGTCAGGGCTACAGGTTTTGTCATCGGGTAATCGGCGCTTCACAGCGTACGATTCAATCAGTGGGTAGACGAATTATAGTAGCTTTTGGGAAAGTTTCACTAAATAATTATGCGCTGACCCAAATCACATGCAACCGAACAAAACCAGCCTTCCAGTGCATGAACACTCTACCCCACGGTTTTACCCACATTTTCGACTTCATTCCGCCTCCTGTTATGCGTGGCCGAGACTGCGATAGGCAATTTTGCCTCCCCAGTCCTCGTTTGTTAGCTGATCGGCATTGATCGACAAATACCTCAGCGCGTCTGCTCCATGCGAATACTCGTCATGCACCGGAGCGCCTGGCTCGTTCGTTTGTAGGCTGATGGTGCGCCGGAACCTCTTGGCGCACTCGACCAGCCTCGCCGCCTTGGTCTTGTCGAAGTACATGCGCCCAAACGTCATGCGCGTGGCCCTGATGCCTTCTTCGACGCTCATGCTTGGCGTGGTCTTGACCGACCAGCCGAGCGCCTGCATGACCTCGCGGGCGCTCTTGCCGGTCTGTATGTTCTTGTGCTCACCATCGTGCGGTAGGTAGACATCGCCCCAGTTGTAGCGCTTGTCCTTGAGGTCGGCGGAATAACTGTCGAGCGTGCGATGGCTGTCCTCGATGTACTCAATCAGGCGCAATTCAGACGCGCTGCGCTGCACCAGGATGATTGCCATGGCGTCATTCCAGCCAAGGTCAAAGATCACGTGGACCTTGAGCATCGGATCGTATGGCAGGTTGCAGACGCGCTTCTCCGCTTCCATCTTCACCACTTCGTTGTAGTAGATCGCGCCGGCCACGGCTGGCTTGCACTTGCCGAGCCAGATGTTGTCGTAGTCCTCAGGCGTGCGCTGCTGGCACTTGATGCGCTCCTTTTCCAGCACAGGCGAGAACCAGGGGTTGTCGGTAAAGTTCATTTCGACAACTTCTGTATCGTCGTCGCTGGTCAAAAAGCGCTGGTGAGTCTCGTCGGTTTCAAGCTCAGGGTTGTACGTTACCCAAATCTCCGAACCATCCTTTCGGATCGTTGGGATCAGAACGTCCCATGACCGCTTCTTGACCGCGTGGCCTTCCTCGACCCATACGCGGTCACAGCCTTCGAATGACTTCACCGTGTCGATAGTGTGGCTCGCAAGGCCAGCGAACACGAACGATGTGCCGTTCTTGCCGCGAATCTCGGCTTCCAGTACCTCATAGAACGATTCCAGTCCAAGCGCCGCGATCTGGTCAGAGAGCAGGCGGTGAACGGAATCCTTTATCGACTTCTGCACCTCGCGCGTACAGAGGATGCGCAGCTTGGAGGCGCGGCCTTGCAGCAGCAGCGCGCGAGCAACGCCCCATGACTTACCGGAGCCGCGACCGCCGCGAATGATCTTGTAGCGCTTGGGAGTGAACAGGAAGCCTAGCTTGTGTGGGAACTCGGCTTCCATCAGGCCGGCTGGACAAGCTTGATGGTAATGGTCGCGTCGATGAGGTGTTCGCCGTCAGCGCCAGCGCCGATGATGGTTTGCGCCACTTTGCCGTCGAGCCGGTCGCCTATTTCCTTGATCGCGCCGATATCGCCAGTTTCCGCCTTATCAAGCAAAGCCTCAGCGATGCGACGTAAGCGGTCAGGATCAGCCTGGATGACGGCACGGCGGATTGTATCAGTCCACAAGCGGTTGTTTTTGCTTGAGTTTGTGTTCCCCTTCGGTGCGCCGGCCATCATGCGATCCGAACATTGAAACGTGCAAACTCTGTTGCAACTACACCAACACCATACCGCTCTATCAGGCCAATGAATGTACCCTTTGCCATCTTGACTAAGTCCAATGGCCCAAGATGAA